CAAGGTGAACAGGGAATCCAAGGTGAACAGGGAATCCAAGGTGAACAGGGAATCCAAGGTGAACAGGGAATCCAAGGTGAACAGGGACCAATAGGTCTTAAAGGTGAAAATAGTAAACCACCACGTAGTTTATATTCAATGAATGTGTGCATTAAAGAGGGGTCAGGATTGGGTGCAGTGTTACTTGAGAAATGGGCAGGTGTCGACTCTATTGGGTTTTGTATCGATAGTAAAAGTAGCGGGAGTATTTCATTGGTTGACATCGCAGGGGATAATGTAGCCAATGTTGAATTTTCTGGAAGTGATGTGTTACAAGAAATCACAATCGCAAAAGAACAGATTTCTACTATTGATGAACAACCATTGAAAGTACAAATTACAACCGATGATACAGTAACTCTATATCTCGTACGCGTAAATTATTAAATTCTATATTGAAATTAATAATATCATTTTTCTACTATTAGTAGAATTTCAAAACACACTAGAAAAATTCCAGCTCAGTATAGAGAATAGGTTTGAGCATATTGTATCGTGGAATTGTTGTCGTTCTGTTGTTTTTAAAAAGTTGAAATCAGTTCGTTTACATTCATACTTGTGTCGTTTGAGGAGTTGATATAATACATATTTTGTATGAATAAAGTTTTTACGTGAAATGAGTTGGGTTTTAATGTAGACTTGGTCATACAATTCATTGAGTATATCGAAATCCTGTATGAGTTGCTCTTCTAGATGGCTGATGTCATCGAGTTCGTATCCCGTAATGTTATGTAGAATGAGATTAATATCTTCGTAATGTTTCGAGTATCCCGTTTCTTTGAGAAACATATAGATATGCTGCTTGGTCACATTGCTGTATTTCTCTTGTTTTGTCGCACCATCTGATTCTAGATTGTGGGAACGCAGTTTTTCGTATAATTTATCGTAGACATCTTGGGATATGGTACTATGCTGTTTTCCTTGAAATTGATTAATACAATCTCTAAAATGGATTCGGCGGTCATATGTATATTTAGATGTTATATTGGTTCGTTCATTATCCTTGTACGAAAATATAATCTGGTTGATTTCTTCAACTTTACCACAATCCTCACACACAAATATACACGTTTTTGTTTGTGCCATATTTGTAGATTCACAACTCGAACACACATCTGTATTAATAGTAGTCGGAGTTTTAGAAGGATCAATATATTTATTCACTATTTTCAAATATTTGTCCTGTAAATCCTTCTTTACCAGATTAACAGGAGGGATATCATTATCCATAAAACTCACGTGTATGGGCTTTGCCAGCTCAACTCTATACTTTTCAAGTATTTGCATCGTATTTAAGAGGTAAAAATCCTTTTCCTGATTTCCAGTTATTTCATTAAATTTATCACGTAAAATCTGAATATCATGATCTACATCATCTTTTAGATTTGACGATATGCGGCATTTAATATATTCCAAATCTTGTATTCGTTTCTGAATTTCGGGAATTAATTCATCGTTTTTCTGAAACTCTGACATGATTTGACGATGGATATATAGTATATCAATGTCGTTATCCATTTTTAATGATGTGTTTGTATGTTTTAAGAAGATATACTTTTTTCGTGATTAACTATAAAATGGTAAAGTGTAAAAAGGGATATATTTTAAATACACGCACAGGACGATGTGTTAAACGTACTGGTTCGGTGGGACAACAAATCATTGAACGACAAAAAAGGGCACATAAAAAGAAAAATTCCCAAATTTTAAACCCATCCACAGGACGATACGTTAAACGAGATGGTTCAGTCGGGCGTCGCATTTTGAAGAATAAGAAAAGAAATAAATCTCGAATTGCTAATAATAGGAATTCACCATGTCCTCCGAGACAGATTAGGAATCCGAAAAGTGGACGATGTGTTCAACAAACAAGCGCAATAGGAATGCAATTGCGTGATTCGAGTAGGCTCCCAACCTATGCTAGAAATAAAATTATAGACCAACAGAAGAAAAATAAACCACTCAAACCTGGTCAACAACATTTCTTTAAAAAATATGGAAATAGTGCTAAATCTATATTGCCATCTGGGTATCATGTTGAAGCGAAATTGGGGGAGGGTGCGTATGGAACGGCGTATCTCATTTGTAAAGAATATGTGCGTCCAGTAGAACGTCGTCCTGATTTGAGAAGGGGTGCCCGTTTAGATGCGAGTTGCATGGTTATGAAAGTTCAGAAAGCTAAATATCCACGAATGATTAAAAAGGAGATTGATATGCATTCCGATTTCTACAAAGCAGGACTCGCTCCTAAGCTAATGGGAACGGATGAATTTAAGATAGGAAGACAGAAATATGTTGTTATATTTATGGAAAAAATAGATGGGATTTTAGAGTCTACAGTGACAAATTTTGCAGCATATGAACCATCAGATGTCACGGATAACCTGTGCAATCAGATTATGGTGGGTGTGAAATCAATATTTACGCAATTGAAAAAGTATAAATTGTATCACGCAGATGCACACGCTGGAAATATAGGATGGGTGTACGAAATGGATAATTACGGACGGACTCAATTAAAATTCACATTCATAGATTTTGGTTGGGCATCTAATGGTGGATCCAATATAAAACTTGAACTCGTACAATTAATTAGAGGATTAATGATTTCCCAACCAGATTTCAAAAACAAGCAACTATACAAATGTCTTATGACAAACCTATATAAATATTTCAACCAACTTTTTCCAAGTGATAATATGAGATTAACATGGTCAGCTGTCGATAGAAAATTTAACGCTGACCACGACCGCTACCAGGTTAATGTTTACTATCCCCAATTGGATAAATATTAGGTTTGATTACATCTTAAATGATGTAGAATGACTGAAGACGGACGATTTAGCGTATACGATGCTATTGTATCATTTAAGAATGTTTCCAGTTCATCAGCACGTGAGTTAATCAGGAAATATGAAGCTGACGGAAAAATAGACGGCTTTGAAACATACAAATTTCCAGGTAGAGGGCAACAATTCACCCCCGTCGCAAGTTTCCATCAATTATTACAAATCTTATCTCAATTACCAGGTGAACAGGCACGAGTATTGCGTAGAGAGCAGGCTGAAATATCTTCTCGTGCTATAGCAGGTGATGAAGACTTGGAAGAAGCCATTATTGGTCAACGCCAAAAGTTTAGTGAAGCCGAACAAAATGTGTTGATGAATGGATTAGAACGACGAATTTATCGCCCGTGTATTTCCATAGAACCATATTTGAAGAAATCTGTTGTTTATTCATTAGAAATTGAACCATCAGATGAAATTAAGATTGATGCTGAAAAACGATTGTATAAATTTGGAGTAACATCTGATATAGAAGACCGATTATCTGCCCACGAGTCTGACAAAATGTTTAAGAATGTGCGTTTAGACCGATGTTTTGAGATGGATACACGTCATAAAGCAGGACGTGCAGAAAAACATTTCAAACGAATGATATCCAATTGGGACCTACAACGAACATATGGAAGCAAGATAGAATGTTTTGTCGCATCCGAAAATGAACTTGAGAATATTTATAAAGAAATGGAGCAATACGAGAAAGATAATACAAAACAAATTCTAGACAATATGAATATAGATGTAATGAATATATTAAATCAACACATTGATACATTTGAGAAGATGGTAATCTTCAATTACATCAATGCTAATTTGACTACACTGGGCGTTGATGACCTCCTTAAGTTAGTAAATTCTATTCCTAAATAACATAGATATAAACAAATTTTTTTTTCGTTTTTTTTTTCTTGCACTTAATAAAAATATAAAATGTCAACCTCAACTATTTCTGGCAGTAATGTTACATCAGGATTTATCGATCTCGCCACATATGACGAGCAGGAAAAATATATGTATGGTGGAGAAGATGCAACTGCATACTTTGTTCGCGAAACAAGAAAGGCAACTTGGTTTACCCAAGTACCAGTCAATCTATCAAGAGCTTCAGGTTCACCTGACTTTAACCAAGAATGGTCAGTATCTATTTCTCGTGCTGGAGATTATCTTCTTCACACCTGGCTTCGTGTCCAGATCCCTCAGGTTCAGTTGGATTCCACTGCATCTCTACCTTTCGGAGCTACTTCTGGACTTCGATGGACTAGAAATCTTATGCATAATCTTGTACGAGATTGTGTCATTTCATTTAATGATTTGGTTGCTGCTCGATTCGATAATTTCCACCTCGATTTTTGGGCTGCATTTACTGTACCTGCAGGAAAACAGAATGGTTATAACAACATGATTGGTAACATTGATGACCTTATTCAGCCAGTTCAATCTGGAAGCGCTATCCCATCGTTTACCCTCAATCTTCCACTTCCATTCTTCTTCTCCAGAGATTCTGGTGTGGCTCTCCCAACTGCTGCTATTCCATATAATGATATGCGAATTCAGTTCAGTTTCAGAAACTACACTGATCTGTTGATTGTCAGTGATACCTCCCCCATCGCTGATGGTAGCGCAACCTCCCAACAGGTGACTGCTAATATGCTACTTAATGGAGCTCCTACTATCTCAAGTGCTCAAGTGTGGGCTAACTATGCCATTGTCTCCAGTGAGGAACGTAGACGAATGGCTTGTGCTCCTCGTGATATCCTCATTGAGCAAGTACAAACCGCACCTGTGCAGACTTTCAACCCAGCCCAGACTATTCAGCCAAGTTACGACATCCGTTTCTCCCACGCAATCAAGGTTCTCTTCTTTGCTGTTAGAAATAAGTCTGTTGCTTCTGAAGGTTCTAATTATACCGCTGCGTCTCCACTTGTTGACCCAGTATCAGGTACATTCATGAACTTCAGTCCTACTGGAGCTGTTGACCCTATTGTTCAAACTTCATTGATCTACGAAAGTACTCAACGTTTGGCTCAAATGGGTTCCGATTATTTCTCACTCATCCAGCCATACTATCATGCTCCTGTTGTTCCTCTGAACACTGGGTTTCACATGTACTCGTATTCGCTTGACTTCATCTGTCTTGACCCTATGGGATCTACTAACTACGGTAAATTGACCAACGTAAGTATTATTCCTCAGGCTTCAGTCGGTGCTCAGAATGGTTCTACTGGAACTAGTACTGATGTCGAGTCAGGAATCTCATTCCCTCAGACCTACGATTTCATCGTAACTGCTGTGAATAATAATATCATTAATGAGTTTACTTCTGAGCTCTCTGGTGATAAACAGGCGACTGCCATCTTCAAGATGGGTAAACAGTGTATTCGCCTAGTCGATGCTTATTAAGCTCGGCAAGATACCTCGTTGCGGGAACTTCCTAAAGCTTTTGATACTACTCATTCATATGAAAATACGATTGATACCCAGGGTAATGACCTCGGGCATAGTAAAAACTCAAAAGATATGCGCGTATAACACGTGCTCAATGGATAATCCGCAGGCTTACTTCCTAAATTCGCTATGATAGAATATGGAAGGGTCTCACAGACTGAACGGGTATCGGTCAATAATGATAGTTTAATCAACTTGAATTGGCTTAAGGTACAGTCGGACCTATGATGAAAGTCTTAGGAGTGATCGCAGGATCTCAGGAGGTGCATTAGGATTTCCAGTTTTGTAATAAACACATTCTGGAAATGTTATTGTTTGCTTTTTTATACATAAAAGCATAAAAATGATTTTAAAAATACAATACGTATTATTAAAACCAAATGACATCAAAACAATTAAAATATCAACATGCTTTTAAAAATATAGTCGAGTTTTTTACTACATTGGAATTTGAAGTTCTTACGTTATCCGATGAATTTTACAATACGAACAAACTAACGTATAGATGTCGTGATAACCATACTATTACTCTTGGTCGTCAATCATTCAATAATAAGAGAGACTTGTACAAGAAAGAACCCCATCAATTCTGTTCTAAATGTAAGCGTTATGATGAATTGGTAGAAAACAAAAAGCATCGTGTGATAGAAATTAAGAAAATTATTGAACCATATGGACATAAATTATTATCAATTAATGATGATTTGAAACAAATGGAAATGGAATGTGGTAATTGTGGATCAATAGGAACAACAAATTTTGGGACATTAAGTCGTAGTACATATACTGGATTATGTGTAAGATGTCAAAATAATAAGCGTCGAATTAGTTTTGAAAAAGTTAAAATTACAGTAGAAATGTATGGTTTTACGTTAATGATGAAAGATACTGATTACACATCAAACAAACAAATTAGGATAGGATGCTCTATATGTGATTTATCATATAAAAGTGTCAATTTACATGATTTGAAACGACGATTTGTAAAGCATTACCATTGTTCTAATTGTGGCGATGGTGTGTCAGGAAAATTTGTAAAACTAGTTCCTGATACAACATTATGCCATCGATGCTATTGTTACAAAAATCCAAATGTTGATATACCATTTCGGTTCAAATTGAAAGAACATGTCTTTGTAGAATCGTTCAAAGAATTTATGAAAAGTTTACCAGCGGAAACTGATTTTGAACCACCTGTATTTGACAAACAGATTTCACAATCCTGTTCTAAACGACGACCTGATATTCTAATAGATTGTTATACGCATTCAATTGTATTAGAACTAGATGAAAATCAACATAGTGGATATAATTGTGAAACGAAACGATTATGTGAAATATATCAAGATTTAGGAAATCGACCAATCGTGTTTTTACGGTTAAACCCAGATTCGTATAAAGATGATAAAGG